TCATTTTCAAAGGAACCGATTGCCCGATTGTGATTTGACCTTCATAAGTATAACCCAAAATACCATGCAATGTCTTGATGCCTGTAAATTCTGGGACAGCCGAGTCTAAGATAGCCCCACCAAGACGGCGGAATGCAATCTCTTTACCACCAATCGTCATAGATTGTGTCTCGTAAACTTCGGCATTTACCTCAAAGATACGCTTCTTAAATCCGCGTAATGGGCCACTTTGTAGCCCCGGTTCTACTGGAAGCGTCTTTAGTTCAGTCTCAAAGTTTAACCCAACCTGATAGCTTGAAGTCGCCGTTTGAGCGAACGTAATAGTGTACGGAGAGCTTGGTACAACTTGTTCAGGCTCCACAATACCATCTCGTATAATTTGCACAGTCTTGGCTTCAAGATGATCCATATTAACAGAAGAAGCTGCACCACCCGTTTTAGAACAATCAACGAAGACTTCATCATCAAACAACTCCACGTAATAAACATCAGAACCATTTACGGTGCGTTTAACCACAACATAAATTGAATCGATATCAACGCCAACATTTACAAACTCACCATCGGTAGTCCACTCAGATGGTGCTGTTACGTTCTGTGAGCGTAGTAAAGTGTAACAAGCCATAGACCCGTCATCACCATTTACGATCAAAAGACGATCACCTTCGTCTGTACTTGTTGCAATGCGCGTTGCCATTTCTTCTGGAGATTTAAGCAAGTGCGACGATAACAACGATATCTTAGCTGAAGCGTAAGCGTTCTGAACGTCAGCAAACAGAAAGTCCTGTAACGCTTTACCTTGGCGTTGAATGAAAAGACTAGCACCGTCAATGTTTTGAATACGGATACCCGGCTTCATGCCAAACGCTGACTGCTGTTTAACAATCAAGTTTGATGGTGTTACAGGCTCATCTAATGATTGAGGCACATAAAATTCGCCACCCGTTGTGAACACCTGCAAGTGACGACCTGAGTAAATATCTACAACCGCATTAAACGTACCTGTATCTAATGATGCTTCAACGCTATCATCGTCAAAGGCTTCATTGACGCTGAAGTCAAAGAACGAAGCAACACGAGAACCCCATATGGTAGAAGGACGAGACCTACTACCACCAAAGTACAAGCGACCCTCATGGAAGGTAACGCTTCTAGGCCATCCACGAGTAGAAGACCACGTTGGCTCATAGCCATGTTCAGTCTCGTAATCACCCGCAGCTATTGTGCTTGTGTCAAAAAATGGGATTTCTGTAATCGCTTTAACTACGGTATCACTAACAAATTCAACAATACGAGCGCGACCAAACCCTGTTAGCGCAACAACATATTCATCAACCATTGCTGTACCAAATGGTTGAATTTTGTAACCAGTTGTAGCGTTTGGAGCCGTATCCCAATTTGGATAAACGGTAAGAACCTTTGTCGAAGCAACGTAGTCTTCAACGTGACGAACCTGACCTGCACCAGTGCCGCTAGTCAGTGTAATGAACATACCGTTGGGTTGGTCATTACTGGTAAAGCTACTAGCCGCCTTCAAGGTAATTGTGCTTATTGTACCAGCCTGTGCGGTTCCTGTGTCAGTAGTAGCACCAGACGCGGTAAGGGTAATGTTACCACTAGCTGCGCTAGGCGTGATGTCATAAGTCGTTACATGCGTATCTAAGTCAAAAGCGTATCTTGGAATGAAGTCAAACTCGATAACACTTACTACCCAATCGGCATCGGTTGCACCGCGCACGATCTTTATAGGCTCAAGGTCTTCATGTACGACAATGACAGTATCGGCAGACTGCACCCAATTCATCTCAGGTAGGATAGCCGCAGTGAGTGCAGATACGGTGGCATAAGGATTACCAGAACCGTTAATGTTTGTAATCTGCACACCGTCCTTAAAGACGTACATTCTTCCCGGCGTAAAGACGAGCATGTAGCTATCGTCTACACTAAACTCAAACGCAACCATACGAACAGCGTTTGCAGCACCAGCATCAAGCGTGGATATATATTTGGTTCCCGGCCTTCGGGTAGCACCACCCTGCGGCTGAATAGTAACATTACGCGCAGTCGTTAGACCCGACTGATACTGAGCAATATCTGTCCTTGAGCGTAACCGTGGGTCTAGCTCTCCAGATGTAAAATTGTTCTGCATACGAACAATTCGGCTCATGCGCGTATCTCAGTTAGTGGGAAGTCCATAATGTTTTGGGCGGGACGATCAACGCCATCAATGTTCATTGAAACGCGCACCAACCCACCACGCATATTTTGATCTGGTGAACCATACGCAAGGCGATGGTAATAGTCGCCTTTTTGTATTTGGTCAGTGATTGGCTCAGCAAATGCAGCAGCCAACGCATGTTTCAAAAGATTGACAAAGTATGGCGGAAAAAAGGCAGGTTCTGGACGATACTGATAATCAATCCAAACGTCCTCATAACTCGTATAAACGGAAGTTCCGTATATCTCAAAGTCTCTTACTGGTATCGCGCCAACCGCACCAGTGATGAATAGAGCCTTAGGATTACCTAGAATGTCACCCGGCAGTGCGTACTGATATCTCCATTCATTAACTGGAGCATCAATCAATCGGGCTAACTTAACCTTCTTGATAGACCAAGAATATGGGTACTGCATAATCAGAGTGTCGCGGATATCGTCATATAAACGATCCGCAATCTGCGCCTCATCGGTTCCCTCTGAAAATGAAGAAATAGCAGACGCGCCTAGCATGAGCATGGCGTCCGAACAAATTGTTAATTTGGTATCTCCAGAAGCCATATTGTACTCCGCAAGAAAAGGGGTGAGCCGAAGCCCACCCCAATCCTATTAGTCGCCGTCAGTTGCGGCAAGTGTCGTACCGTCAGCAACGTCAACAACGCCACCTGAGTTCGAAAGAACTTGGGTGAGGGTGCTAACGCGAGTGCCTCCGGTAGAAGTTACACAATAGATCAGATCGCCCACTGCGAGAGTGTTTGAAATGCTATTGAAATAACCAGCGGTATTTACATCAGCAATCGTATCAGCGGTCTGATAGGTGTAGATGCTTGGAGCATTACCCTTCTTAGAAGCTGAAACAACGCCGAGACCAGCAGCATCAAAAGCCATAATTCAGTCTCCTTACTCTGTGCTGGATATTTTGACGATACCCTCGTCGTCGATGGCAATGGCTCCTGCGGAGAACATTGAAGCGACAAGGAAGGATGTCTTTTCAGGCACGTAGTTGATTTCTGACTTTTGGTTCATGCTGATGCCAAGGCCAATCGCATCGCGATGGAAGGCAAAGCTGGTGCGAGTGGATGGAAGTGGCAAGCCACCTTCATCACGATCACCAAGCATGATGAACTTAAAGCCTAAGAACGTGTTGATCTCACCCATAGATAATGCCTTTACAGTGGCAAAATCGGAGCTTGTGAGTTCAGTTTCGTCAAGCAATGCAGCCAGACCATTAGCATGGATAACCATGCAACGACCTTCAGCAGGGACGTTTTTGGCGTCCAGAGCTTTCTTAGCAGCAAGGAGCTTGGCGAGGTTTAGGTTTGTGCCTACGCCACCAATGTCTGTACCGACAGTGGATGGTGAAGACGCAGCGTTCAGCGCATCAATGACAAGCTGATCCATGCGACGGCCAATGGCGTTGCCAACGACCTGCACAAGCTCACGACGCTCGTCAAAGTTTACTTTAGCTTGATGGAAGATATCACTGTACTCAGCAGCAATATAATCCGACATTGAAGCTGTCACCTGAGAGTAGGAGACGTTCAAAGGTGTCACGTCCGATTGAGGTACGCGAACAGTTGCAGTGCCTTTCCCAATCTTAGGGAACTTCACCTGATTGCCTTCGACGTTGTTTCGCTCACGAGTCACGCCTGCAAGCGCACGAGACGCCTGATATGCCTGCTTGACTTCTGCATCGAACAACTGGACGAAAGCGTTAGAAATGCCAACAGCCATTTCCAGTTCCTTTCGTTAGAACAGTTTATCAAATTATTCGCCGTGCAGGTATCCATACGGGCTGCGAGCTTGAACGATTTAACGCCACGTCCCAAGGCGGGTCTGACGGGCCAGTGATGGGTATCCGTCAGACCCAATATAAGAAACTAATTATTAGTTGTAAACAAGCAACAGTGTTGCATTTTTGCAACACTTATATGGGTTGATAAGGATTGTCCCCGTACATCTTTTCAAACATACGTTCTACCTTGGCACGATATGCAGGATCAGTATTGTACTCAGGACGACCAACCATAGCAGTTAGCTCTTCCTTACTAGGCCCATCCTCAATCGTTGAGACATCCACAGGCACAGTCTGATCGCCATAATATGCCCGTATCTTTTGAAGAGCGCGCATACCATCGGCGGTTCCGCCCATGATCTTAAACTCCTCAAAGTCATTCTCGCCCCAAACACCCTTACGCACTAGGCTTTGCGCCCAATCCGTCATGGACTTAATGGTAGCATCAGCATTAGGACCAAGTTTCTTGTACTCTTCTTGGTAAGACATTTCCTCTTGCTGTATCTGACCACCAGCCATCTCAATGTATTTTTGAGCTAACTGATCGAAAGCAGCTTGAGTTATCCCATGCTCTTTCGCCCAATCCTTGTAAGTTAGATAGAGTTCATCGTCTTCTGGAATATTGGCGCTTTCAAATACACCGCCATCATATTCTTCGGGAGCTTTGTGTTTTCCTTGCGAAAACTTTTTTTGAAGTTCGTTATAAGACTTAACGAGGTTCTCAAGGTCCGGGCCTTCTTCTTCGTTCCAAAACTTCGCTGGATACCAATCTGGCCTAACAAATTCAGTCTCCTCATTTTCCGAAGCAAGGGTGACTTCATCAACCGATCTTGCTTCTGAATTAGGAGATTGTTCAAGATGAGAGATACTTACTTCCTGATCTTGTTGGTTATCGTCGCTTTCCATTGAAGCTCCGGCCAACAAGCCTTCGGTGGTATTCATAACTTGGATGCCCTTCTTATTCGCCGCTCTATTTCGCGGACTAGTGAGTTTTGCCCCTCGCGCGCATAGCCGTGGGACGCTTCTTCGCCCGGATACCATGTGGGCTGCTCAATGGTAAGCGAGCGTAAATGGGACAGGATTTCCTGCCCATCGTCGCTACCAAAGACTCGGAGATACAATCTATCAATGTCATCTTGCTCGTTTTGGCTTGTAAGCCGAAGCTCCGGCTCTACCTGCCGAAGCCCTTCCCAACCTTCTACGATGGACATTTACATTCCTTCTTGTACTTGGCCCTGTTCTTGCTGCGCTGCCATTTGAGCCATCTGTGCGGCCTGCTCCATCATTTGCTGACGCTCTTGAGGTGACGTGCGTAGTTCTGCTGGTACACCAAGTTTATCAGCAACGTAGTCAGCAATAGCACCCATACGTGGAGCCATCTGACCTTCCGGCCCAAGTGCAGAAGACAACTGCACCCATTGAGTGATCTTCTCAATGTCACCCATGTTCTGAGCTTGAGCAATCGGAGACACAGGCGTCACCTTAACTTCAAGACCATTAACACGCAGTGGCATTTCGATCATTCCGCGCTCATCCATGACATATAGGATACGCGCAATAAGCGGACCCATCGTCTCGGTAATGAGGCGACCAAACGCAGAGCCAAGGTTCTGCGCCAGTTCTTTCATGCGTTCTGCAATCTCAGTCGCAGAACGAGCCGACATATTATCGGGCGGTAGCGTATCATCTAGCATGATTTTCTTAATGTTCATGCGTAAGTCATTGATAACAATCTGAGACACGTTGAAGTCGCCAGAACGCGGCAACATCTTGAGGCTTTCACCTTGTGGCCCACCATTACGAGCTACAGGAATAATAGCACCCGGTGTGATGCGGATCATCTGTGGGTTTAGAACACCATCATCCGCTGCCGTGTAAACGCCAGCAATAGATAACGATGCGTTCTTTAACAGAAGCTCTAGCGTCTTGTTCAGTGTCTTAATGTCAGGAATAGCAGTCACAAGGGGACCGCGACCATAAACTTCACCAGCCACTTTCATGTAACGAGCCACGATCCAAGGCGAAGACTTCATCTTACGCTGTACGATCTGCTCCTTACCTTCCGGCCAAATCACATGATAATCGTAATCGCCACGGTTCATGTCGAGTATAGTAGCCTCAACAAGCTCAAGCTCTTCCGTTGGCTTTTCTTCGATCATACGCGCTAGACGGGTTGGTATGTCAGCGTCCATCCAGTGCTGCTTAATCGCTTCAGCTTTGATCCGCATACGACGATAGACGTTATCAACGCGACCGTGAGCGCCTTCCTCAATAGCCACAAGGTATTGAGGTACAGCAGTAAAGCGGATTGGTGTTACGTCATCACCCGGTTGCACAAGCATAACTGCCGTACCAACCGCAAGGTCCATAAGAAATTCACCCATAGCCAAATCAAAATTTGATTGGCGGAGAACCGAAAACATCTTTTCTGCGTATAAGTCTAATGCGGCCTGTGCTTCTAATTGACGATCCATAGGAATATCGGGACCGGGCTCAAGGCGACACCAACGCCCATATGGCGGAAATAAGCCAGCTTGAATACGATTAGCAAAGCGTTGCGTCGCACTAATGGCAGTAGAATCAAACACTCGTGCCATTTTATTCTGACCGGGTACACCACCACCTTCATAGTAACCGTCATATAGATTGCGCTGCGGTAGAGCGAACTCGTAGCAGTCTTCGTAAATCTGACGCCAATTATCCTTGCGACGTTGTGCAAGGGCATGACGTTTCATAATTTGATCGACGGTCAGCATGGCTATTTATCCAATCCCTCAGAACGGCTTTTAGCAGCATTTATTGCAGCTTCAAGCGAATCAAAAAACCTCAATTTTTTTTGAGTAATAGGATCAATATATTTATTCTCTTGATAAAAATTTTGAAGAAAATCTTCATCATCAAGAACTTGACCGCCATCAAAAACAGTCGGGACATTTACCCACTTTGAGTTTGGTTTAGCTCTTCCTGTCTTAAGATCAATGTCTAAAGGAATTGTTTTAGTGCGTTCAGAATATGTCTTTCCAGATGGTGTTTCCCATATAATTCTACCAGCGCGGGTTTTCCGACCAGTGTTTTTTGGATTTATTCCGTAGTCTTCCATAACTAAGTCTTCTTATGACGCGCCGCAAAATTACGAGCCGCTTCTTCTGAACCAAAACCCCAAGCCTTTAAGGCAAGAGCTTTACGGGTTGGTTCACCTTTCTCATTCTTCATCGGACCCTTCATGCCACCAAAACGAGCAGCGAACGAAACGCGGCGTGGGTTAGTGCCGGACTTTACTGGCGCTTGTAGGTTGCCACCTTCCTTGCGCTCAAAGTACTTCCGACCCGCCTCGTTAAGACCACCTTTCGGGTTTTGGTAAACTTTTTTAACCACGCGCGGCCCTCATGTTATCAATGAGATTAGGATAAGGACGGCCAGCTTTCTTAGCGGCGCGCATCGCTGAACGCTTTTGCGCTGACGTTAAGCTCTTGGGTTTCCCCAAATCCTTTGGCCGTTTCTTGTCCCAAACCTGTTTCATGCCGTTTCTTTCTTCTTTCTCATCTTTGTCTTCATGCTGACGCTTTCAACGCGACCGCCGTTCAGACGCGCATACTCTTTTGCTGCGTCTAAACCCTTTTTACTGTAAGCAAAGTGACGGGTTTTGCCGTCCTTAAGAACGACTTTCGGCATTAGACAGAACCTAATGTTACGTTATCGTCACCACGATAACCAAGAGTGGACCCTCTTCCTCTACT